GCTACATCGAGCACGCCGAACGCGGCGTCATCTACGAGGCCGGCCGGTGCGGACTGCGGACGGACGGCGCCACGCTGTACGTCGTCTGGTTTGCCTGCCCCGACTGCGCCAGGGCGATCATCTGCTCAGGCATCAAGAGCGTCGTCGGCAGCCTGCACGCCCGCCAGGCGACGCCCGCCCGGTGGCTGGAGGCCGTCGAGGATGGCGAGCGGATGCTCCGCGAGGCCGGCGTCAACACGCGGTGGATCGCCGACAAGCTGGATGTGACCATCACCTTCGACGGGAGAGATTTGCACCTATGATCATTGGCATTTGCGGCCCCGCCGGGGCAGGGAAGAGCACCGTCGCCGGCATCCTCTGCGGCGACGGGAGGGGGGTGACGATCCCGCTGGCCGACCCGCTGTACAAGGCGCTGTCGGCCATGTTCGGCATCCCCGAAGCTGCCCTCGTCGACCGCGGCAAGAAGGAGCAGACGATCGACTGGATCGGCCAGTCGCCCCGGCGGCTCCTCCAGACGCTGGGGACTGAGTGGGGCCGCCAGGTCATCGGCGACGACATCTGGGCGAGAATCTGCCTGCGGCGGGCCTCCGTCAGCCTGGGGGCGGGGTTCAAGGTCGTCGCCGTGCCGGACGTCAGGTTCGACAACGAGGCGGCGGCGATCCGCGAGGCCGGCGGGAAGATCGTGCGTATCGTCCGGCCTTCGGGGTGCGTTACCAGCGAGGCGATGAGGCACTCGAGCGAGGCCGGGATCAGCGACGACCTCATCGATGCGACGATCGTCAATGGGGGGTCGATGGACGAACTCGTCGAGGCCGTGAAGGCTACAATGAAAGAGTACCTGTGACACGCCACGAGTGGCCCACGAGGCCCGCAACGCACAAGGAGGTGCGCAGCCATGTCCGAACCGAAGATTCGACGTAAGTTCAAGGCGATCGGCGTCACGCTCTCGACGTCGGTGGCCGCCGCCACCACCCTCCGCTGGGACGACGTTGCCGGCGGGACGCTGGAGATGGGCACCGTCTCGACGGCCGCCACCAGCATTCAGGTCTGGGCCTCCGACGCCACGGTCGGCACGTTCGGCCGGTTGTACGACGCCAGCGGGTCGGCGGCCGACATCACCCTGGCCCCGTCCGCGACGGAGGCGAGGGTCTACGCCCTGCCGGATGCCTGCTACGGCGCCGGTGCGATCCGGCTGGTCGCCGGTCAGGCTGCCGCGACGGCGGCGGTGTGCATCGTGACGATGAAGACCTGACCGATGAGTGGCGCAGAGGTGAGCGAGACGCTCAAGACGATCATCGAGAGGTGGGGTTTTCCGACCCTCGTGGCGCTGGCGGCATTTTACGTTTTGCGTCAGGACGTTTTGGTGCCTCTTGTCGACCAGCACGCGACGTTCCTGAAGACGATCGCCGACAGTCAGAAAGAGATCGCCGAGGCGGTCAGCGAGCAGACGAGGCTCCTGTACGCCCTTCAGCCCAAGAGCCACGCAAAGCCGGAGAACTAAACGATGCCGTGGAAAGACTCTTCGACAACCGGAGGCAAGGTGCGGCTGAAGCACTCCGCGACTCCACTTGAGTCGATCGGCGCTGCCGGCCTGCGAACGGGCGAGGTCGCGCTCAACTCGGCCGACGGGAAAATGCTCTACAAGTCTCAGGACGGCTCCGTGAAGTCGATCCCCGGAGGCTACTCGGGAACTATCAGCATCTTCGACTCTGACATCGGGGCCTCGCACCAACTCACGTTCGTGAACGGCATTCTCACTGCATACGAAACTATCTAATGCCCCTCTCCCCACGCACCCTCCGACCGGCGAGCAGCGGCTTCAATCCCCGCCAGATCAGCGGCCTCGCGCTGTGGCTGGACGGCGCGGACTCCTCGTCGCTTTACACCACCGATGCGGGGCCGGTGACGGCGGTGAGTTCGCCTACGGAGATCAGTGGGTGTGCATTGTGGCTTGACGGCGCAGACTCGTCGGCGGCGAGCATGACGCTGAACGGATCGCTGGTTGAGACTTGGAAGGACAAGAGCAACAGCGGAAACGACGTGACGGCGAGCGGCGGGCTTCGACCAACGCTCACAAGTAACGCTTTGAATAGCCGGAGCGTATTGACGTTTGGCGGGTCGCAGGGGCTAACCGGAAATCTGGCGGCCAGCATCGCCACAAACGCATACAGCGTGTTTGTGGTGTGCAAGATTACTGGAGCCATCACAAACGGACGCCTACTTAGCACGGGTGGCGCAGGCAACGATTTCGCGTCTGGTAGCGTCATCCCGTGCGTATCCAACGGCGGAACCCTGTCCGCTTATGCTGGAACTCAAGGAACAACCACAAGCGGAGTCACTGGCTTCGCGTCCTACGGCGTGTTCGCAGGCGTGCTGTCGTCGAATCTCGTTACAAACTCGGCGGGCGGGATGTCGGCCGCATCGGCCGCCGCAACGCTCTCTACGGCAGTCACTCGTCTCGGTGTTGGAGTCGCGGCACAGGGTGGCACGGGGTTCAACACTTGCGACATAGCCGAGATCATTCTGTACCCCACCGCCCTCTCCACCGCCGACCGCGCCCGCGTCGAAGCCTACCTCGCCGCCAAGTGGGGCATCAGCGGCGTCCACGCACAGGCCACCGCGACCAGCGATCCGGTGGGGTACTGGGGGGACAAGAGCGGGAACGCGAGGCACGCCACGCAGACGACGGCGGCGAATAGGCCGACGCTCGCGACCGCGTCCATCAACTCTCGCGGCACGGTGGCTTTCTCAGGCGCGTCGTCGCAGCGACTTGGGGCGACGGTTCCCGGCACTGACGGGCAGTTGTATACGGTGCTGGCGGTAGTGCGAAACTCCACTCCCTCAAGCGGAGTTCTGGTTGGCGAGCGCGGCGGCAACTTCACAACGGCACTCCATTTTCAAGGTGCGTCTTCGGTCAATCGACTTACGTTCTATCCGGCAGGCCGCACGGAGCAACTCTACGGCCCGCACGGAGCAGCGTCTGTCATATACGGCATCAGCAAGGATACGACATCGCTGTGGCGCGGCTACCATAATGGCGCGCGAGTCTTCAGCGACGACGGCAGCGTGATTACTGGACAGCATCTCGGAAACCTCCTGCGAAACATCGGATCGTCTACAGCAGGTGCGAGCGCCTTCAGCGGAAACATTGCGGAGTTGATTGCGTACCCGTACAGCCTGACGGATACAGAACGACGCCGAGTCGAACGCTACCTCGCCGCCAAGTGGGGCATCACCCTCGCCCCGCAGGTGTCCAACGCCGACGCGCAGGATTGGGTCAACCGCGTCTACGCGAACGGCGGCACGGTGAGTGCCAGCACGGCGAGCGCGGTGAATACGTTCTGCGATGCCATTGACTTTGGCGTAAGCGGAGTCAGCATCCGCGACCGCTTCTATCGGCTGAATCTTTTCTGCGGCGGCGGGCTCAATGCCTGCCTCGTCCCGCTGTATCGCGGGCAGTCGCGTAGCGGGGCGCAGTATGGCAACGCCACCGACAGCAATGTTGGCGTGCTGTTCGTCAGCGGGGACTACAGCGAACTCGGCCCCAATGGAGGCCTTGCGGGAGGCGGCGCGCGATACCTCAACACGGGGCTGGCGTCGAATGTGTTGAGCGCTGGAGACAGGCATCTGTCTGCCTATGAGACTGTTCGCAGCGGCGGTACGTTTCAGACCTTTTTAGGCACAGATGAGGCCGGTTCGCAGAGGTTTACCCTAGAGTACGGTGGAATCGGCAGCACCATACAGTTCGGCTACGGCGCTTTCAGTGCAAATATAACCGTTACGTCCGTGTCTACGGGCGCCCACTGGATTGGCGTCAACTCGCCCGACACCGCTGGTCAACTCTACAGAAACGGAACTCTTGAGGCGTCAAACACGCAGACCGCGCAGACTCTTTCATCAAGAAACTTCTATGTGTATGCCCTGAATCGAAGCGACTCCGCGACCTCTCATTACGGTGGGAGGCTTGGCGCATATTCCATCGGTAGTGCTATGACTGCTTCGCAAGCCGCCGCCTACTACAACGCCATGCAGGCGTTCCAGACCGCCCTTAGTAGGAACGTCTGATGTGGCTCTCCGACCTCACGCTCCCGATGCCATACGACGAGTGCAAAGACCTTGCGATGGTCTACCCATACGAGGTCGCTGTCGTCTGGTACACAACTCAGCAGGAGCATGGCGATCCGCGACACGTTGCGACGGCCACGCAACTGACCGATGGACGCTGGATGCTGGGCGGGCATCTCCTGAGCGAACTCTATCCCGGCGGCATACTCGGCTGGGCCGTTGAACAACTGACGCCAGAGATCATGGCGCAGGTGGAGGTGGTGCCGATGAGCGAGGTGGCGGGGTTGGTGGTCACGCCGGCTCCCGAAGCGGCGGAATGACATCGGCCGCCGTCGGCTGAGTGACGATCCTCGGGTCGATGTAGCGGCGAGTGACCTTCGGGTCTGAGTGATCGAGGATCTCCTGGGCCGACAGGCCGGCAGCGGCCGAATAACTGGCCGTCGTGCGCCTGATCTTGTGGAACTTGCACGACCGGTCGTGCGGCAGCCCGGCCCGCTTCAGAATGATTTCAAGCCGCCTCCACAGGTAGCCGCGAGACCTGGGCCATGGGAACACGAGGTCGCCGGGTTCGCGGTCAAAGCGGATCACCTGCAGGGCGGCGAGCGTCTCCGGCTTGAGGGCACGAAGAATGTCCCGACGCTTCCCCTTCCTGTTTTCGGCGACGAACAAAATGCTGCCGCCGCGAACGTCTCGCCACCGAGCCGACACCACAGAGCCGATGCGCTCCCCGGTGTCGTAGCAGACCAGCAGGATGGCTCGCCACCAGAGCGCCGCCGGAATGCCGACGTACCTAGAAGTCTCCAGGGACGCCGAGACGAGCAGCGACTCCATCTCGCCCGTCAGCCACGCCTCCGGGACGCGCTCTGGCACCCGGATCCTAGAAATCGTCGGCCACTCGTTGACCATGCGCCTGCGGGCCGCCAACTCCCACAAAGCGCGGATTTGGCTGCGGTCCTTGGCCGCCGTGGCCGGCTTGCGCTCGCGGACTCGCTTGGCCAGAAACTTGGCGACTTTGAGTTCTTCGAGGTCGGCAAGTTCCGGGTCTTTGCCCAACGATTTGCCGAACTCCGCAATCGTCATCTTGTAGAGCAACTCGGTCTGGGCACAGATGCCCTTGAGAGGGACGTAGATGTCCCTCAAGAAGTCTTCCAGCAACATGGGTGGTTCTCCGACCCGCCGTAGCGGTGATCTACCACCTCCCTGCGGTCAGGCAAGTCCCCGAAGTCGTTTCGGAGAGAAAACCGAGACGCCCTGCAACGCACAGGACGGCCATTCGTTTGATTCCACCCACGACTCAACCGCCGCAGTCACAGCCTCGGCCTCGCTTCTCGCGAGAACGGTCAACTCGTCGGAGTCCTCAACGTCACCGTCAATCCAATCAATCACTACGATCCATCGCTTCATCTTGCGTCTCCTCCTTGTGACGCAGTAGATTGTTCTCGCCTCCAGTAGCATTGTCAAGCAGGGGGTCTGTGCCGAGAATACCGGCATGAGCAACGACGAAGCAATCGGGCCGTGGGAGGCAGCCTGCCTCATGGGGGTTCACTGGTCTCGGCCAGCCAAGATGGCCGCCAAGGGGGACATCGTCTCCCGGGCGGTCTCCGGCCAGGACGGGCGGGAGTTCGCCGTCTACTCCAGAGAGGACTGCGAGCAGAACTATCAGGACTACATCGAAAAGCGGGTCGTCACGCGACGGCCCAGGACGGCCCTGGATCTGCGGCCCGGGATGGTGAAGGCGCTGGCCTCCAAGAAGCGGCCCCGAATCGCCTTCGGCGACGCCATCAGCGTAGAGGAGGCCGCCAAAGCCATGGGCGTCTACTGGACGCTCGTGCCACGGCTCGTCGAAAGCGGGAAGATCGTGGGCCGTGTCCTGACCTCCGGGCGGGCCGGCGGCGCTCGAATCTGGATCGTCTCCCGCGAGTCGTGCCAGCGACACGCGGCGGAGGTGTCCAAACTGGAGCAGGCCGGCAAAAAGCGCGGCCGCAAGCGAAAAACTGTTGACCGGTAGCCAGTGACTGCTATCTTCCCTTCCGCCAAGGAGGGGCAGATGCTCTGGAAACACCAGCAAGAGGCAGTTCAGTGGGCGCTCGGCCGGCTATGCGTTCTCCTGCACATGGGGATGGGCACAGGCAAGTCGCGCGCCCTTCTTGAGATCCTGCGGGCTGAAAATCTCGCAAGGGTTCTGGTGTGCTGCCCGAAGGCCGTGATCCCGGCGTGGAAAAAGCAGGCCGGGCTCTGGCTGCCCGAGTGGCGTGTCGTGCTGCTGGACAAGGGGTCGTCCAAGCAGAAGGACGAGGCCTTGCGGGCCGCCCTCTCGGACTCCAGGCCGGTCATTGTCGTCACGAACTACGAGTCGGCGTGGCGAATCCCGTCGCTCGAAAAGACGCCGTGGGACTGCCTCGTCTACGACGAGATCCACAAACTCAAGAGTCCATCCGGCACCGCCTCGCGGTGGGCCGCACGAATGGGCAAAAAGAACCCGACCGCCAAGCGGGTCGGCCTGTCGGGCACCATGCTCGCCCACTCGCCGCTTGATGCCTACGGCGTCTACCGGGCCGTCGAATCCCCGGAGTGCAAGACGTTCGGAACTTCCTATACGGCCTTTCGGTCACGATACGCCATATCCCGCCCAGGCTACCCAGGGTGGGTAGTTGGCTACAGAAACACAGATGAGTTTGGCACGAAGGTTGCAGAAACGACGTTTCATCGACGGTCAGAGGACGTTTTGGATCTGCCAGACATCATGCACGAGCAAGTGGACGTAGAACTCTCGCCGGCAGAAGCCCGGCTCTACAAGGCGCTGGAGCAGGATTTCTGCGCCACGATCGGTGACGCCGAGGTGACGCCCGCCAACGTGCTGGTGCAGTTGACGCGGCTACTCGAAATCTGCGGCGGGAATGTCCACGCCGACGGAGATCGGGACGCCAAGAAAATCGACGACACTCCCAGCAAGGGGGCGGCGCTGGCTGATATCCTCGACTGTTTGGACCCCAGCGAGCCGCTCGTCGTGTTTCACCGCTTCAAGGCCGACGGCGAGGCTGCCGTGGCTGCGTGCAAAAATGCTGGCCGCGAGGTCAGTGTCTTGAACGGCCGTCAGAACGAACTGGCCGATTGGCAGGCCGGAAAGACAACGGTGCTTGTGGCCAACACAGCCAGCGGTGGCATCGGCATCGACCTGACCAGGGCGGCCTACGGCGTGTTCTACTCGCTGGGCCACAGCCTGAGCGAGTACCTGCAGGCGATCGCAAGGCTGCACCGCCCAGGCCAGACCAAGAAAACGCACTTCTACAGCCTTGTCGCTACGGTAGACGGCGGCATGACTGTCGACGGTTCAGTCTACAAGGCGCTCGAAAGCAGGCAGGAGGTCATTGATGCACTCATTATTGGCTACAGAAGCACACGACGGGCTGTCGGGGCTTCTTGAAGAAATCTCGTCGCTCGACAAGCAGATTGGCACGCTTTCTGCACAGGTCGACGACATGAAGAAGCGGAGGGCGAATTTGGAGACGCTCGCCGTGGAGGAGATGACGACGCAACGGCTCGACGGAGTTCGGGTCGCAGGGAGGAGTTGGCGGGTGGAGGAGAGCCTTCACCTGTCGGTGCCGAAGGATCGGCGAGACGCGGTGCTGGAGGCAGCGCGTGCCGCCGGGATCGAGGATGCGATCACGACGGTTGCGACGACCACGCTCAAGGCGTGGCTCGTCGAGCGGGCAAAGGAAGCCGGCAGGGAGGCCGGCTCTCCGTTCGCCGCCGGGACGCCGTTCGACGGCCTCGTCGGTGAATACACGGAGATGAAACTACGTCATGTCACGGTTGGCTGACGTACTTGGTCGGTTCCGAATAACTACAGGAGGCCACAAATGGCCACGGCAGAGTTGGCGGTGAAGGCGGTTGATTACCCGGCCCTCGCTCCGGATTCGAGGCAAATGCAGATCATCGCCTCGAACCTCGAAGGCGAGGGGATGCAGGAGACGGACCTCGTTCGCGTCAAGACGCCGCTGGGCGGGGCGACGCAGTGGTCGATTGACGTTGACGGCAACGTCACGACCAGCGACGAGATCGTCGGCCTGCTGGTCGGCATCGGAAAGCGAGGTGTCTTGTGGCCAGAGGAAGATCCGTCCGAGATGCGGCCGGTCCTCGTCACGAACGACCTGCAGGTCGCGTACCGCGTGTCGGACGAACTCGGGTCCATCAACCCGGAGTCGCTGGAGCGGTACCGGATCGGCGAGCGAAAGTACGATTGGGTGTCGCTCTCGACCGGGCCTGAGTTTGGCTACGGTTCGGGTCGGAACGGCAACGGGAAGCGGTGCAAGGAAGCCCGTGTTCTGGCGATTCTTCGCCAGGGCGAAACGTGGCCCATCCTCGTCACCGTCGGCCCCGGGTCACTGAGGAACATCATCCCGTTTCTCAAGCGTCTGCCGGTGTTCCCGCACGAGGCGGTCATCGGGCTGAAGTTGGTGAAGGCGAAGGGCAAGGGTGGCCAGCCCTACAGCCAGATCGTTCCTCGCCTCGTCGGCACCATCACGCAGGCGCAGGGCGACGTTGCGAAGCGCGTCTACGCCGACCCGATCCGCGCCATGTTCACCGCGCCTCCGATTGCCTCGGCGGTCGCGTCTGACGACCTCGGCGAGGAGTAGTTCAACGGCTGGGCCGGCGGCCTGAAACCCACAGACTCGTGGGCCGGTCGCCTAGCCAGTAGTGGCGTCGTAACGCTGGAAGTTGTCTGACTGCGGGGTGCCTTCTCCCACAGCCGCACCAGACAGCCGCAAGGCGCCGCCGGGGCTGGTCCCCCTCCCCGGCGGCGCCATTTTTTCGCATGGAGGTGATTCATGGAAGATATGTTCAAAGCCGCTGCGCTCTACGCGGCGAAGGGCTGGCGGGCGCTCCCGATCAACGGGCTTCGCGAGGACGGCAAGACCTGCACCTGCCACTACGGGACGGCGTGCGGGACGCCCGGCAAGCATCCGGTGCATCCGAAGTGGCAGCGGATCGCCACCACCGACGAGGACACGCTGGCCGATTGGTTCGACGGCGTGACGAACGCGAACATCGGCGTGGCCCTCGGCAAAGAGTCAGGCATCGTCGACATCGAGTGGGACGACGAGGCCGGCAAAGAGACGGCCGAGAAGTTCGGCCTGCATCTGGTCGAGACGCCGACCTACATCTCGCACCGCAGCGAGCATCGGATCTTCCGGTTCGACGATCGCCTGCCGGAGCAGGCTGTCATCAAGATCGGCGGCCTGGAGGTGCGGATCGGCGGCGGCGGCAAGGGGGCGCAGTCGGTGTTTCCGCCCAGCGTTCACGCCTCGGGCGTCAGATACCGGTGGAAGTACGGATTCGGCCCCGACGAGGTCGACGTTGCCGAGATCCCGCCGCAACTCATGCAGGCGATCGTCGCGGCGACGGGCGGCCGGGGCAGCGAGATCGGCAAGGCGCCGGCCAGCGAGATCCTCCACAAGAAGGCCGACGCCGGGTCGAGGCACTTGACGATGGTTCGCTACATCGCCTCGAAGTGCGTGAAGATGCTGGACCCCCACGACCCGCAGGAACAGCAGGACACCCTGATCGAGTCCAAGGCGATCAACGCGACCCAGTGCGTTCCGCCGCTCCCCGAGCATGAAGTCGAGAACATCTGGCGTGGCCAACTGCGGTGGGCCATCAAGGTGCGGTCGGAGGGAGGCGGGCCGGAGTTCCTGAAGCAGAAACTCGCCGAGCGGATCGAGTCCGGAGGCGAAGACGACGGGCCGACCGAAGAAGATCGCGTGGACTGCCCATTCACCCTGAACGGCCTGGAGTACCGGGACGGCGAGTGGTTCCCGGGCCAGTGGCGGCTCAAGGTCGTCCATTCTGACCCGGTCACGTTCGTCCTCTCGATCCCGGTGTTCTCGAAGGGCGAGACCAAGACGGTAGACGTAACCATGGACGCTGAGACCTACCGGTCGGCGGCCAAGGTTGCCTGCGCCGTTCTGGAGGCCACCCACACGGTCATCCTCGACGCCGTACCGGAGGAGTGGGGCGTCATCTGGTGCGGCACGGCGGCCCGCACCCGTGGCCCGCGAGCCGGCCAGCCGGCGGCCCGGGGACTCAAGGCCAAACTGATGGACGAGGCTCTGCAGGAGGAGGCGACGGCCGAGAACCTCCGGTACGCCGCCGTGGCGGGCTGGATCCTCGACTCCCTGTGCATCGTCCCCGAGCCGGGCGAGGAGGAAGAGGACGACGGCGAGCCAGACCCGTCTGGGAGGCCCGTGTGGGTCCGATCCAAGGACGGCGTGTGGGAACTCTGGTTTGGCTGGTCGAGGCTCTGGGAGGACATTGGGCGGCCCCAGCGGCGTCTTGAGGAGGGCGACAAACTCAAGATGAAGCGGCTGATCCTCGCCTCGACCGGGGAGGCCAGTTTCCTGACCGGCCGGCACCTGAGCGACGGCGGGTCATCCCGGCGGTACATCCGGTTCACCGGGCGGCATATCCGCGCCCTGGAGCGGATCGCTGCCGGCGAGGTGCCCGACGGCTTCCGGGCGACCGTGGAAGTTCCGGCTAGTAATTAGAAAAAAAACGACGTTTCGCATCCTCATTTTGCGTTGGTTTTCTGGTTTTGTGGTTTTCGCGTCGTAAGTGCCCTGTTTGCAAGGGTTTACGACGTACCACAAATCCTGGGAATAAAACGGTTTTTGGTTTTGTGGTCATGAAAACAGCAATGCTCATTGGATCTGCGGGGTCTGGGAAGACTACGGAACTTCTCCGGGTCATGGAGGGGGCCAAGTCGGCCCTCGGCGGCAGCCCGTTTGCTGTCGGTTTCGCAAGCATGACGAAGGCCGCCCGGCAGGAGGCCGTCGAGCGGGCGAGCCTCGCCTGGGGCGTTCCGGTGGAGGTTCTGTCCCGAGACGGCTGGTTCAAGACGGCCCACGGCATCTGCCACAAGCAGTTGGGGATCGTGAAGGGCCAGATGATCGACGACAAGAAGGAGAGCCAGATTTGGCTTGCCGGAGCCCTGAAGGTCGACATCCGGACGCTACTGGACGAGGACGACGGCCGGGTCAGATATGCTGGAGACAAGACGGCGGCCGCAGCACTGGAATGCTGGGATGTCAGCCGGGCGCGTATTGAGCCGCTCAAGAAAACGGTTGAGAGGATGGTGCGCGCCGGCCGAGAGGTGCCGCCGTTCGCCCGTTGCAAGCAGTTGGTTGACCGTTACGAGCAGGCCAAGCGTCTGGAGAACAGGTCTGACTTTACGGACCTGCTTGCCCGGTACGCCGGCATCCACTTCGAGGCCGACGGCTTCTACTTCACTGACCCGGAAGGCGAACTGCCGGCCGGCGTGAGGGCGTGGATCTTCGACGAGGCACAGGATGCCTCGGCCTTGGTGGACAAGGTCTGCCGCCGGCTCGCCAACGGGCCGGAGGTGGCGTGGGTTTACGTCGCGGGAGATCCCTTTCAATGCTCCCTTGAAGGGACACCCGTCCTGACCGCGTCTGGCTACAAGCCGATCGAGGATCTCGACCCCAGGACCGACAAACTGATCGCGTTCTCGAAGAACGAGGGTAGGTTCTACGGAACGAGCAAGCAGATCCCGTTCAGAAAGGCGTGGCGAGATGTTGATTCGCGAGACTTGATCGAGGTCACGTTCGAGGACGGCACCAAGTCAGTCTGTACGACGAACCACAAGTGGTACGTCCGAACGAAAAAGCGCGAGGCATACGCGACCTACCTGATGCGAAAAGGCAACCGGTGGCGGGTAGGTACGGTGCAGATGTTCTCGAAAAAGCGATCCGAGAAGAACGGCGAGTTCAGGCTCAAGATGCGAATGAATCAAGAAGACGCTGACTCTGTCTGGGTTCTCAAAGTGTTCGACACCGACCGCGATGCCAGAATGCACGAGCAGATCGTGTCGTGCCGGTACGGCATCCCGCAGGTGACGTTTCGGCCGCCGCACGGGAAGACGAACCTGAGCCGAGAGTTCATCGACGGCGTGTTCTCCGCAATGGGCGACATGACTGATTCCGGTCGCCGATGCCTCGACGACCACGACCGAGACATCCTGTTTCCGTTCTGTCAAAAAGCAGACAGGAGCAAGAACGGCTGCCGCGCCGGCCGGTTTCTTCAGGCTGTCAATGTGTTGCCCGGTATTCACTTGGCGCCACGGCTCATCGACGGCGTTCTGGAGAGGAAGAAGCGAGGAACTGGGCCGCGAGGCAGCAGGACGGTCGGGTCGCACTGCGAGTGGGTCGCCGTCAAGTCGATTCGCAGGCTCGCCCCTGGAAGTACGGCGAGGGTCTACAGCCTCGAAGTCGAGAAATACCACACCTACGTCGTCGAAAACGGCTATGTCACCGGGAACTCGATCTACGGATTCTGCGGCTCTGACTCCAAGCACTTCATGTCGTGGCCTGCCGACAAGAAGCGGATCATGCCGAAGTCATACCGGTGCCCCGCGCCGATCTTGTCGCTCGGCGAGAAGTGCCTGCGGCAAATGCACGAGGGGTACTTCGACAGGGAGGTGTCCCCGGCCGACCACGACGGCAGGATTTCTCGCGGCCAGGGTGCCGACAGCGTGGTGCCCGGCCTCGATCCGACGAAGCCCACGCTGATCCTCGCCCGATGCAACTTCATGCTGGACGAGTGGGCCGCAGTGCTTCGCAAGAAGCGGCTGCCGTTCGCGAAACTCAAGGCAAAGAGTGACACGGCGGTCCTTCGTGGGATCCGGGCGCTCTGGGATCTCGAACACGGCGAGGCTGTTTCTGGCGAAGACTTCGCCTGCGCCATCGAGGAGATTCCGTCGCGAGGAAAGGACGGCCCGCTGCTGGAGCGGGGCACCAAGACCAACTGGCGCCGCGAGGAGACGCAGCGCCGCTGGGACGCTGTCTTTCCGTCGGCGCTCGGCGACACCGGCATGACGCAGGCCATGGTGGACAGGGTGCTTGGTGGAACCTGGGCCGATCTGGTCGACGGCGGCGAGAAGTTTCGGGCGGCGGCCCTGAAGTGGGGCGCCGATTTGGCCGCACGGCCACAGATTCGCCTCGGGAGCGTCCACTCGGCGAAAGGCATGGAGGCCGACGTTGTCGTCCTGTCGACGACCCTGACCCGCAAGATCCACGAGGCTCGGTCGTCCGACAGGGCGCAGCACGACGAGGAGCGTCGCGTCGAGTACGTCGGCGTGACGAGGGCGAGGCGAGAACTGATTATCTCCGACGACCCGGTCGACTTCAGGATGGGGGTGCGGATATGAGCCTGCTGTTCGACATCTCGCCGGAGGAGCCAGAGAAGTCCAAGAAGCACCGTCGCGCAAAAAAGCAGGAGCCACCACCGGCGCCGGCGCAGCCTGTTTTCTACGAGCCAGAGACGATTCTCGGGCAGTCAGACGGGCACTTCACCTGCCACAATCCAAAGTGTCAGGCTACCTATTTTGACATTCTCGACGACTACCGGAGCCAGTGGCTGATCGCCTGCGCGTTCTGCGGCTGGCAGCAGCACGTTCCTGCGGTCGAGGGCGTTCTTGCGCCAAGCGACGACTTCGTTTTTTTCGAGGGCATCTGCTCTGGCATGACACTTGCACAGGCATCCAGAACAGAGAACGGAGAGGCGTATATCCGCTGGTGTGCCTCCAAGCACAAGAGCGACGCCGTCCGGGAGGCTTGCCAGAAATGGATTTCGTCGATAGGCTACCCGGCGACACACAGGAGTGAGCCATGCTCGTCGTGACAAGGAAGTCTGGCCAGAGCGTCTTGATCCCTTCGAGCGGCATCGAAGTCTGCGTCGTCAGGGTCCAGCGAAACGGATCCGTCAGGCTCGGAATCAAAGCCCCTGACGGGGTCGGGGTCTACAGGGAGGAGTTGCTGGATGTTCGGTCTCGTTGCGGAACTTGCGCGACTCCGGAAGTCAATACAAAGCCTTGCGATAGCGTGTCGCGGGCCTGTTCTGTGGGTTCGTCTAACAATACAGGAGCCAAATAGCATGGCGCTTGTCTACTCTGTTTCTGCCGGTCCTGCTGTCGATGCTGATGTCGTCTCCCGCGAGTTGACGGTTGCCGTCAACGGCGAGCAGATTTCCCGGGTCTCGTTCCCCAAGGAAACGACGGACTTCGGCGAAATCAAGGTCGCCCAGGACTCGAACGTCTCGGTCGCCCTCGTCGACATCGACGATGCCGGCAACCGCAGTCAGCCGGCCCTCCGCGAGTTCGTCGCAACCGACACGATTCCGCCGGCTGCTCCTGGCGAGATCGGCGTCTCGCTGCTTCGGGAGGACGCGTCGTGATACACGACGCCCTCAACATCTGGCTGAACGTCGCAACTGTCCTGTGTCTCGTAGGGGTCGTCGTGTTCTTCACGATCCTCCCCAGCACGACATGGTTCGGTGACGACTGACGGGTTCCCCGTAGTTTGGACGCAGAGTGCGCACGCTGCCAACGGATAAAACGCGCTGCAGGCGAGACGCGGGTTCAACTCCCGCCGGGGGCACTGATGAAGGACTATCGAAAGGAACTGACCGGTGCGATACGCGGCAACGCGAGGCTACATGGTCGGATCGAGCCGCTGAAGGAACGCATATCGCTGCTTGAGGCTCACGTTCGCAACCTCATTGTTGTCGCCGACGCCAACGGGCGTGGCGACGACGCGGTGGTCAAGAGCGCGGCCCGTGCAGTCGGCTGGGGGCGCCTGCCTCACGCCGAGGTCGTGCGGCTGTTGATGCGGGCAAAGGAGTTGCAACCATGAGCATCATCATCGGCGACTGCGCTGACGCGATGAGGGCCATGCCCAGCGAGAGCGTCGACCTCGTCATTGCGGACCCTCCGTACAACATCGGCATCGACTACGGGGCCGGCGCAAAGGCGGATAGGAGGGGTGACTACGACATCTGGTGCGAGCAGTGGGTAGGCCTGTGCTGCAGGGTACTCAAGCCGCACGGCTCGCTCTGGGTCATCAGCGGCCAGGAGCATGGCGCCGACATCGACATCGCCATCCGGCGCGCCGGCATGACGATGCGAAACAGGATTACATGGCACGAGACGTTCGGCGTCTACTGCCACAGCAAGTTCGGCCGATGCTCCAGGCCGATCTTCTACGCGACGAAGGACAGCCGGCGGTTCACCTTCAACCGCGACGCGGTCCTCGTGCCGTCAGCGAGGTACGCAAAATACGGCGACCGGCGGGCTGCGTCCGACGGCAAAAAAATCATGGGCGATGTCTGGCAGGTGAGCCGGGTCTGCGGCACGTTTCGCGAGCGAATCAAGGGCGTGCCGACGCAACTTCCAGAGGAACTCGTCCGCCGGATCGTCGGCGTGTCGAGCAATCCTGGCGACTCTGTTCTCGACCCGTTTGCTGGATCTGGCACGGTTTGTGCAGTAGCAGTCCAAATGGACAGGGACGCAACGGGAATTGAACTCAATCCCGAGTACGGGATGATCGCGGCCCAGAGAATCATGGAGGCTTCTCGTGGAATGCACAGTCAAACCGCTTGACGACTGCTCTCGACAGGAACTCGCTGCAGTCGAAGCGTTGACCAAAGAAGGCAGCGACTTTCAGAAGTCGCTCCGCGAAGGCGTCTACCGTGGCCATATCGCCCTGGTGTTCAGCGGCGGCCGGATGGTCGGCTGGGTTCGCTCGGAGCCTTGGCAAGAGGAGCGGGCCGGCTACTGGGACACGCTCGAAGCCTTTGTTCACGGCGGTTTTCGTGGCCGTGGCGTCGCGACCTTCGCCGCCGCTGGCCTGAAGGCCGCCGGAGTCGCGGAACTCGGGTCTGTCGCGGTGTTTCACCCGCGAATGCTCATGGTCGCGAAGTCGGCCGGGCTGTTTCCAACTCTTTTCGAGAAAGACAGTCGAGACCAATGGAAAAGAGCGTAGAGAGAGCCCTCGTCGCAATGCAGGAGCAGTTCTCGTCTCTCCGGCAGGCGTTCGGCAGAGTCACCGAGTTTGCAGAAAGCGTTGATGCAACCGGCCTGCTGTTTGCCTGCCATATGCTCGAACAATCGTTCGATGTTTACGAAACCGAGTTGGTCAAGTTCTTGAACAAGGAGATCCCGCAATGATGCGAGCCACGCTCTCGTTCACCCTTCCGGACGATTCCGACGAGTTCGATGCCGCCCTCCAGGGCAACGACGCCATCGCTGCGCTGTGGCAGATCGAAAGCCACTGCCGATCCATCATGGATCATTGCGACCCGGACGACGACGAGCGCCGCCTCGCGAATGAGGTTCTTCTGATGATTCAAGACAGCGGCGTAAGGGTGAGTGAGTGACCTCAAGCGATACGGAGAAAACTATGGCATACAGCGTGGAACTCGTCCGCCGCATTTACCACGACGAGAGCGGGGCGTGCATTCAGGTCGGCCCAGGCTGCGACGGCTTGGGGTGCGTCGAGGTTCGCGCACCATACGCGGCAAGCAAGGCGCATTTTGGGGACATTGACTTCACTGTTTCGGCGCAAGTGGCGAGGCTGCTCGGCAAAGCGCTGATTGACGCGGCCGCTGATGCGGGGGAATAGAGTGAAAAGCCTCGTCACTCACGACGCTGCGAAATGCGCTGGCGAGTTCTGCTGCATTCATAACCCTTCGGAGCATCATATGAGGTCGTGGCCGATGCGCTGGCGAGACGACGCCGGGAAAATGGAGAGAATCTGCCAGCACGGCGTAGGGCATCCAGACCCAGACGATGCGGCGTACTTGGATCGCGTTGGCATGGGGCACAAGAATATCCACGGCTGCGACGGATGCTGCTCGCATGAGTGACGACATTGTGGCGCGACTTCGCGGCTGGCGCGGCCTGCACATTGCGAGGCTCGGCGAGTTGTTTGACGAGGCCGCAGGCGAGATCGAGCGGCTGCGTGGGGACGCGGCGCGACAGGAGGCCGACCAGCCTCGTCCTGCCGCAGGAAGGCCCAGCGACGATGATCGTATCGGCCAGACAACAAAACCCGCGATTGTCGTTGTGCTTCCGAAGCCTCCAGCGAACCCGGCGATGCTGCGACCAGACTTTGCGTCGGGCTGGTTTTTCTGTTCAGCCCAAGTCAAAGCAGCGATGGGCGAGGCAGGCGTGCCGTGGAAAATGGACGACGGCCACCGGAGGACTCACCATGACGCATGACGTAGCAGGGCCGTCCGTTGCATCGCTTGGTTCTGGGGCGAACGCCTGGATACCCGTGACGGATCGCTTCCCAGAGCGCCGCTGGGATGGGTTCAGCCATATTGTCGCGGTCGCCGCTGGGAACTCGTACTTCCTCGGTCGCTACTACAAGTGCGATCCGGGCGACGAGTGCCACGAATGCGACGCCGACTTGGGCGAACGCTGGTACATCGAAACGACCATGAAACCAACACATTGGATGCCGATCCCAGATGGGCCGTAGGGCATCAAGTAGCCACAGAACGGTGCGATCTGCGGCTTGTCCGCAGCATCGCGTGGTTCTCAACGGATCAGGCATGAAATCATTCGCCCTCCACTACGACAGGGACTACGGATGCGACCGCCGGCGCGGGTGGACTGTCGTTGTTGACGGTCGAATCATTGTTCAGTTCCGCAAGTGGGCTTGGCTGGCACTGGCCGAGGCTTTCGTTCGACTGCACTGTTGTGATTGAGAACGATGCGATCTGCGGCTCGTCCGCAGCATCGCGTGGTTCTGTGAGCGTAGAATCGGAGCCGACAATGGGCTGGCTGAAACGACGAATCATCGAAGAACTGGAACCGACAATGGCTGAGTGGGAGCGGCGGTGGATTCCGATAGACGAGTCGCTGCCCGACGTTGGCGATCACGTTTTGATCTTCTGTCCGCTGCTGGAGCCAGATGAAACAACGTGCGCAGACCGGCAGGCGAACGGGATGTGGGTGTGCGACGACGAGCAGTTGCTGGGGCCGACTGAGCCGACCCATTGGATGCCGCTCCCGCCGACGCCGAGAGCGAGCAAGTAGCCACAGAACGCCAGCGATCAGCGGCGCAGTCCGCTGCATCGCGTGGTTCTGGGGCGTAAAGGAGAAACGACATGACTTGCCCGATATGCGACAAGAAGCCGATGAACTGCGACTGCACGCCAGAGGAGCGGCGGATGCGATCCGAGAACGAAGACTTGGAAGACGAGGTCACGCGGCTGCGGGTGTTGATTCAAAACGCCGCGTACCTGCTGCAAGGCTCTCCGGTGGGAAGCGGGTGCTACGAAGCGTGGCAGATGCTGACTGGCGACAAGTAGCCACAGAACCAGTGAGTATGCGGTTCTCGATAGCCGCCCCCCGTTCCGCATAACACCCCGCCGATTCCGCGCCGCCCGGCCGCCTAACGCGAAGCACGGCGTTACCGAGTGCTGCATAGCAGCCTGTCGCCCCCGGCGACACGACGATTCAACGTGTCGCAGAAATCAAGGAAATGAGATAGATGAAGAAACCGCTGCTCCAAGTCCTTCGCGATCTCCTCAAGCACCGAACAGAAGATATCGGCACCTATGAGTTCGTGCTGGAGTCGTGGATCGAGGAGGCGGCGAAGGAGATCGAGCGGTTGCAGGAGAAATGCAACTCAAGGACGAGGTGGCTGCAAACTTCACTGAGGGAGCGTTACGAACACTTGAGCGATGCCGCCCAGGAGTTCGCCGACGCACTGTTCGATGAGGAACTTGAGGGAGATGGCCGGAAATGACACAGCGATACATGGTGGTCGACGAGTCGCAGACAAACCATTGCTGTTTTTCGGCAACCGTCGTCGATACGACACGCCCCGTGATGATCCACGGCAAGCATTATGACGGAAAATACGAGCCCGTTTGCGAGTGCATCGACGAAAGCGACGCGCACTACGTCTGCGATGCGCTCAATGCGTATCAAAAGAGACGAGCCTTCACGCTCGTCGAGGTTCTCACCGTCCTGGCGATCATCGCAACGCTCGTCGGCCTGCTCGTGCCGGCGATCCTGGCCGCCCGCAAGAACGCCGACCACATGACCGTGCCGTCGGTCGCCGAGGACAGCGAGCCGCCGGAGTCGTGGACGCTCTGCACCGTGAAGCACAGCGGCCACTGGTTCGTCGTCGGCGACAAGTGGGGGATGCACCATCCCGACTGCCCATGCCAAAAGCCAGCAGAGGCCGCGCAATGAACTGGTACACGGTCGACGAGAGCGGCTCGACACGCCCGTGCGGAGTCCTCGAATACTTCGAGTGGCACGCCGCCATGCCGGAGTCGTCCAGTTGGTACGCAAGCAAAACAGGCTGCGGGTTCAGCATCGCCAGCGACGTTCTGGAGAACGGCATCAGGGTCTCGACCGTCTTTCTGGGGCTGAACCACGCCTACGACGGCGGGCCGCCGCTGCTCTGGGAGACGATGACGTTTCCGGGGTGCGACATCTGCGAGAGATATTCAAGCGTCAAGCAGGCGATCGAGGGGCACAAGGCTATTTGCAAGGAGGCCGGACAATGAGTGGGCAGAAGGTCGATGTCAAGCGTTTGTTTGAACTCTGGCACACCGACATGAGCAATCAGATGCTCTGCAAGGCGCTCGGTATCAGACGAACACTCATGTATTCGCTCAAGGACCGCTACGGGCTCCCGAAGCGCTTCGTGAGTCGCGCTTCTGTGGACGACGACCCGACGCCTGCGGAGATCGAGGCCAAGTGCGCCGAGATCCGGAGCCGATGGACTCCGCAGGAGGAGGCGCAGCGGCTTGTCGGGGGCGGCAGGAAGCAGTGGCGCCCCCCGTCCTACTCGTCGTTCGATCGCGAGACGATGTCATTTCGGGCTTGACCGGTAGGCTACAGGTTGCCACACTAACGCTCCATGCTGGAGCGAACGATCGTCACGAAAGTCGTCGCAGAGGCACGGTCTCTGGGTTGGTTCGCTGTCAAGATTCACGGCAGCGCCTACCAGATGGCCGGGCTTCCCGACGTTCTTGCCATCAAGGGCGGCCGCGCGGTCTGGATGGAGGCCAAAGTGCCTGGGAACTCCCCCAGCAAGATTCAGGAAAAACGAATGGCCGAACTGGCTGCCGCTGGGTGCCCGTGCGCAGTCGTCTATTCGGCCAAGGACGCCAGGACTTTTCTGCAGAGGTGCGTGTAGCATGGAAGAAGTCTTTTTGCTGCAGGATTACGCCGAGTTTTTTCTTCGAGGCCATCGTCGTGTAGCCCTGGATATCGGGGCCAACAAGGGCGAATGGACGCACTGGCTGTCGCAGTATTTCGACAGCGTCGTTGCCGTCGAGCCCGACCGCCGGGCTGCAGAGCGAATCCGGCGTCATATCCCCAGGAACGCCACGCTCCACGAGTTTGCGTGCGCCGACGCCTTCGGTCAGAGGGACTTTTACCTCCGGGACAAGCCTGACCAATCGTCGATCCTGCCGACACACCCTATTGGCGGCGGTGGGCAAGAAAAAACATCTGTCATAGATGTCGAGAGTGTCCCCGCAGTAACCCTAGACTACGTCCGCGACGCCTGCGCTGGCGGTGTCGTCGATTTTGTGAAAATCGACGTTGAGGGCGCAGAGCATCTGGTTCTGAACGGCGCGACGCCGGAGAAGTTCAGGGGGACGCGGTGGCTGATCGAGGTGCATGACAACAGGCGAGATGTCAGCCACGCGATTCAACGGCTCGGCCACGAGAAGTTTATGGCCATTCCGCACCCGTACCCAGGCGCCCACCCGAACCACTTCTGGATATTCCTCAATGAAGCCTGAAGATTTCTGGCGAATCGAGCCGCCGTATCAAGAGCAGTACGACAAATACGTCGCCATTGGGCGAGAGTCAGCCGCGAGGTCGTCGGTGTGCTTCCTGGCCATCGCCAGGGACGCCATGCCGTTTCTCGAAAACACGCTGGTTCTCCTCGAAGAGACGGCCGGGTTCTTCAAGAGTGCGTCGCTCTACGTCTACGAAAACGACTCGACCGACGGCACCACCCAGATGCTCACCTCGTTCGCCGAGTCCCGGCCGTGGGCTACCCACGAACACGCCACGCTGCACAGGCCGGATTATCGGGGGTTCGAGGAGGACAGAACGATCGCCCTGGCGGAGTACCGAAACCGGTGCCGCCGCTGGGCTGTTCAAAACGCCCCTGACTGCGACTTCGTGGTCGTGATCGACATGGATCCCACGGGCGGGTTCTCGCCGGAAGGCGTCCTGAACAGCATCGGCTGGCTTGACGCCTACGGCACCGAGCAGTGCCGATCGCTTCGGCCGGGCGGCATGGCGAGTGTTTCGCTCTGGGCCTCCACGCACGCCGAGCAAGAGGGCGCCATTAGGGTCATGCAGTACGACGCCTGGGCCGCGCGTCTGAACTGGTGGGAGGACCGCCGGCAACACGGCTGGTTTCACGAACTCCTGCCGCCGGTCGGCAGCGAGCCGATTCCGATAAACTCCGCATTCGGCGGGCTGGCGGTCTACCGGTCTCAGGCTTTTTTCGCGGACGGGGTCGAATACGTCGGCGGCGACTGCGAACACGTTGCCCTGCACAAAACCATGCGGCAGGCCGGATATCAGATGTACCTCAATCCCGGCTGCCGATATGCAGCCGTCATACCGCATGGCGTCGCCGCGCAGGACTGAAGAAGAGATTCGCGCGAATAAAGTCAGCGCGAACAAGAAGCGAAAACTGAGAAAACTCTGGTCGTACAGCGACTTGTCCTTCGACGAGGTCTGCGACGAGATGGAGATGTCGGCGCACGAACTTCTGGCCTACGCGGCTTCGCTGGGGCTACGCGAGCGAGTGGAGCCGAACGTGTTTATCCCGTCTCCTGAGCAGATCCGGGTGGCCGCCGCCGAGATCCGCGCCGGATGGTCGGAGGCAGACCGCGAGTCCCGGCTCGGCGCGGGCGCATTCTGTAGAATGAATAATGCTACGGAGCCACACATGAATGACGGCCGAGGTACGACTGATACTCGCGGGCAAAGAGGCGACTCTCGTCCTGAAATTGGACGACAGGGAGACTGAGTCCGAGGCGTGGAAGTTGGATCGCCGGCCGACGAAAGCGGAGGTCGAGGAGATCGCGCGGTGCGTTTTTCAGGACGCCTACCAAGTCCTCCAGTACGCAACGCATGAGCGGTGAACGATTTGATTACACGGCGGCCCGGTATGGCGACGACTCGACACCGCTTGTGTCGCTCGTCCCCGAGGCGCCGCCGAGTCATTGGGGCAAGTTGACCAGCACGGCAAGGACGCTGTCTGCGGCATACATCAAGTTTCTCAACAAGGGCAAGGAGGCCAAGAAAGATGGACGAGCCGGTTGATATCTATGGCGCGAATCTTCCGATTTTCGAGAAACTCAAGTTGCTCGCCGAGTGGGCGCCGATGCTCGGCCGCCTGCAGGCGATTACCTCGGCTCCGACTCCGCACGCCCAGGCGCTTGCCATCGTGTCGGCGGTCCAGTGGGCGGCCGGGAAGTCCAGCACAGAGGTCGACGACGAGGCTCTGTTCCATCTTGAGGCGGTCCTCCGCTCGCCAGAGGGCAAGGCCTTCTTCGAGTGGGCGGCCGGGAAGGTGCTGTGATGAGCGTATTTCAGGTCGCCTGTGGGGTGGCAGCCGTCGCGGTCGCTGTCTGGCCAGAGGCCAGCAAGATGCTGGCGTGGGCCATGTCGGACGACAAAAACGTGCCGGCGCCGAAGCCGCTTTCAGTGGCGGTTGCGCCGAACTACCAGACGGCAATCGCCAATCTGGCGGCCGTCCGCCTGCGGCTTCTCAGGACCGAGTGCCTGGGCGACGACCAGAAGAAGGCCATCGACGTTCTGACGCTCGCACTGGTTGATGGGAGCGACCAATGAAATACGCGAGGTATGCGCTCGTGGTGATCCTGCTGTTCTTCTCGTGGAAAGGCGTGACGCTCGATCTGTCGTGGCCGCCCGAGGAGTCCAGCGTCTCGACGCCACGGCCGGGCCAGGAATATCTCGATTGGGCGAAGCCCGTGTCGCCGGTTGCAGCCAGGATGCTGCCCAAGGACCGCCTGTACCTGTCGAGTTTCTACGAAGCCATGGCGTTCATCCTGCTGCGTGACTTCGGGCGGGAAAAGCCGATCGTCGCCACGACGGACGACTTCATCACGTTTCACTCCGGCTCACTGCGGCTGGCGATCGACAAGGAGAGCGTAGGGAAGTATCCCGGGCTCGCCGAGGCTATCGACCGCACGTTCATGGCCGCGCTCGGCCCGGACCAAAAAGCACTGGACGCCCAGGGCCAGGAGCGGCTCGTTGCCGCGTGCGGCGCACTGGCATGGGTCATGGACATCCACGGCGATGAGTGATTTGTTCGACCCAGCCGCCGCCTACTCGCGTGGCCTGATGGGCTGCCGGCGCGACCCTCGCGCCGACGAGGAGTTGGTCGACTCGATTATTCGGCACGGCGGCAACCCCGACGGCGGCAGCGTGGCCCACAGTTGGGAGTTTGCGGACGCCGGAAAAGGCAAACTGATTCTGCTGTTCCCGACGGTGCAGGGCGTCTTTCCAGGGTGCTGGCCTGGGCCGACCCAGTTGACGGGCGACTGCGTCGCCCGTGCGGCCGCCAACTGCCTGCTTACCTCGCTCGGGATGGAGATTGCGAGCAACGTCCCCGACGAAGTCACTGGAAAACTCGAATGCGCGCCGCAGATTTCGGAGCGTGGCGTTCGAGACTCCGTGATTGCGTCGGAGTCTCTTTGGGCGTGGAGAGGGTACGACTCCGACGGCTGGATCTGCTCTCGCGCCGCCCATGTTGCGACGGCGAAGGGCTTTTTGGTCAGGAAGCCCTATCCCGAACTCGGCATTGATCTGACGCAATACACCGAAAAGACCATCTCGCTCGGTGGTTCCCGGGCTCCCGGCCAGAAGTGGCTCGACGAGTCATCGAAGTATGTCGCCAGGACATCCACGATTCTGAGCGGCCGCGACCAAGTTCGCGACTTTCTGTTTCAGGGCTACGGGATCTTCAACTGTAGTTCGATGGCGTTCGAGAGGACGCGCAACGAGGACGGATTCTCTCGCCAGACCGGCATTTGGCACCATGCGCAGAGTTTTATCGGATACGACGACCGGCCCGAGACGCACCAGAAGTACGGCCAGGCGCTAGTTCTCTGGAACAACACCTGGGCGGCGTGGAACTCCGGGCCTCGAAGGGTTCGCGGCACGCCAATCGACATTCCGCCGGGCTCGTTCTGGGCGCTGGCTTCGACTATCGACAAGGCACAGTGCATCGCCTTGTCCAGCGTGGCCGGCTGGCCTCGCCGTCAGCACACTACTTACGGGGCGATGGGGTATGTCTAAAACACTGCCGCTGATCTGTGCTGCTTTCCTCGTTGCGGGGTGCGTCGGCCAGTTGCGCCGAGACCTTCAGCCGATCGTCGCCGTGGCCGGCCAATACAGCATGATGCAAAAGCCAGAGCCGGCCCCGTCGGGGCAGTGCGACAATTGCCGCGGCGCCGGAAAAATCGGCGACGGTCGCGTGTTCGTGGTCTGCCCCGTCTGTAAGGGCACCGGAAAAAACTGATGATCTACGCCCCGCTCAAGACCTACGTCGCCAAGCGCGGCGGATTCAGGCTCGCCGCCCACGGCAAACTCCGCGACCGGCTGATCGAGATGGCCGTCGACGAGTGGCCCGAGACCTGCGACCCCGCCATGCTCGTGGACGTTCTCAAAGCCCGAATGAGAATACGGGTCCGCAAGGAGTACGGCAGCGTGCTGGCAATGTTCATCATCAGCGTGCTTGTCAACGCCATTGCCAAGATCGTGGTCGAGTGGTGGTTCTCCCGCGACTCGCATCGAGTTCTCATGATGGGGTGGCATCGCAATGCTTCCAGGCGAGAAGTATGACGTAGTGCTGGCCGACCCGCCTTGGTCGTACTACGGCGCCAAGGACAAGTGGGGCGCTGCCGCCAAGTTCTACGACACGATGAGCGACGACGAGATCCTCGCCCTCGATGTCAAGTCTCTGCTCAAGCCGTCGTCCGTCGTGTTTCTTTGGGCCACCGGGCCTCGGCTGGATCTGGCCATCCGCACGCTTGCGTCGTGGGGGTGCTATTACCGTGGCGTGGCGTTCGTGTGGGTGAAGGCAACCAAGGCCGGCGTGCCGTTCGGCGCTCGCGGCGTTCGGCCCAGCATCGTCAAGCCGACCACCGAGTTTGTTCTAGCCGGTTCCATGAAAAAGTCAGGGCGACCGCTGTCCATCGCCGACGAGTCTGTGGCCCAGGTCGTCCTCGCGCCGCTCGGAGCCCACAGTGCAAAGCCCGACGAGATTCAGGCCCGCATCGAGCGCTTGTACCCGGACGCATCACGAATCGAACTCTTTGCCAGAAGGCGCCGCGACGGCTGGGCCGCCTGGGGGAATGAAGTCTGTGCCTAAACGAATCCCGGCCTTCCGTCCTCGACCAAAAGCCCCCCGCCCGACTGCGGCCGAGCGGGGGTACTGCTCTGCGGCATGGCGACGAACGCGGCTCGCCGTGATCTCCCGCGACGAAGGCAAGTGCCAACTCTGCGGGTTCTTGGTTTCCGGCAAGCAAGCGCACGTCGACCATATCATCGAGAAACCCCTCGGCACCGACGCAATCCACAACCTGCGACTTCTCTGCAGCAGTTGCCACAGCAAGCGGCACGCCGAGGACTCGATCGGTCACCCCCATCGGGCCTGAGCCATCATTCGGCCGCGCTCGCTCATGGCTTTTTGGTCGCCGTGGATCTGCGTGACGCCCCTGGCGAGGATGCTCTTTTTGATCCGCCCGATCTGCGACTCCGGTATGTAGCGACGGCCGCCGATCTGGATGCCGAGGCCCGTCCGCTTGACCACACGCAGAACCGTGGACCGCGAGCAACCGAGTTGATCGGCCACCTGCTGCAGCGTCTTGTGTTTGCCGCGAACGGGTACTCCCGAAGTTTTGGACCGGATGAAAGCCTTGTTGCCCAGGTACTCGACGTTCCCGCCGGCCGCCGACAGCACGGTCCTCCGGCACACGCCAAGCATCTTGGCCAACTCGTCGGCATCGACGACTTTCATGCGTCCACCTCCTCAATGCCAATCTGAAATACATAGTTTAGCGCCTCGACGGCCGCCAGCATCCTGGCCGTCAGGATCTCGTCGCCCCCGGCGCGGCCGTGGCGGATCGAGTCCGCCACGGCGACCACGAGCGCCCGGGCCTGCTCGCCGGTCAGCACGACCGAGCCGGCGTCGATTTGGCTGTCATACGCAGACGTAAGTTTCTTTCTCACAGCCGGGTCTCCAGAAAAGAGTCGATCATCCACCCCAGTTCATCGTAGGTGTCGGGCAGGAGTTCGCCAACGCGAAACGCCACCGACACCGGCAGAACGTCAACGTCGATCTCGCCGAAGCGACCCTCGTAGCGATGCTTCATGGGCATCCCGTTGAGGATCTTGGCGTTGTCGCCGAGTTGGTCGGCCCATTCTCCGATTCGCTTTGCCTCGACCGGGACCACGCCGGAGTCGAGGCAGTCGATCATAACTTCCTTCATCGCGCCCATGATTTTGCGGCCCTCCGAATGATGCTGTTGAGATGGTCAACGTCCAGCCGGTCATTGAGTTTGGGAATCCGAACGCCCTTCTTGCGAAGGTCGCAGGCGTAGACCAGCAGCGCGCCTTCTGTCGTGTCGAGCCGCTTCGCGATCTCTGCGGCCGACTCGCCAGCGTAGTACCCCGCCATGTATTGCCGCACGAACGTCGAGTACGGCTTCTCTCCCTGCCTCAAGCATTTCATCGCTTCTTGCTCCTGATTTTGCTCCGGATCTTGTACGGACGGCACACGATTTCCGGGGCTGCCTTGTTCTTCCGCCTGCCCTCGACATGGAGCAGGACGGAACCGTCCTTGTTCCTGGCCTCGATGTAGACCCGCTGGCCGACCCGAGTGGCCCGCACGAACGTGCAGACGCCACGGGCCGCGAGCGGTATCTTCCTGCCGTCGCCCATCTTCCAGTACGGCCCGCCGGATATGCGGAACCGATCTCCTGGCCGTAGGACGACTTTCGGGGAAACGCGGTATTCGTCACTCGTCGTTTTCATCTTCTTCCGCCCATGCCATCAGTTCGTAGGCTTCCTCGGCCTTCGCCAGAAGCCGGTCGAGTTCGGCCAGCGCTCCCTCGACTTCGTTTCTCTTGAGTTCAAGGTCAGTCATCGCAGCACTCCTGAAAGTCGTCCGCCTCGCCGTCGAGAAACTCAAACGCCTTGTCGAGTTTCTTGACGATCGAGTGGAGAGCCTTGCGGCATTTGGGACACTCGGGCTCTCCAATCTCACCTACTGCAAAGTCCATGCCGAACATCAAGACTTCGGCTTCCTTTCGGGTCATCGTGATCTGCTTCTTCGTGGTCATCTTCATGACAGAACCTCCATTTGGCTTCGTAGGGCATCCCGAACTGCGATATCTCGCTCAACTTCCTCGACAGCAATCTTGAGGCGGAAGATATTCCGCCTGCTCGGGTCGATCGCGAAGTCCTCGGCGAACGCCATCAGTTCTGGCGCCCGCCGTGCGATCCGATCCGCGTAGACTTTCTCGACAACCTCCATGCTCATGGGCACCTCCTTCATGCGACCAACTCGGCCGGCCAGACGTATGGCAGGTCGTCGGGCTCGCTCCATCCGAACTGCGAGTAATGGCCGGGAAGTTTGCGGAGCAAGTTGCTCCGGTGCGACGAATGAAAGTCGTCGTCGCCCAGCCACGGCGGACTAGACGGATCGCCGCTCTCAAGACAGCACGACGCCGCATACATGAACTGCGGCAGAAGCGTGTCCTTGTAGCCTCGACCGCGCCACTCTCGGCACACGGCAATCGCGTACACGCAGAGCGAATACTCGTGCCCTTGCCACATTCGGGTTGCAGGATGGCTTCGCCAACTGCTCGGCTTGCCACTCAGGGGTCCACCGACCGGAACGCCGAGCGCCTGTAGGATCTGCTTGCACTCGACTCTTTGCTTGCCGAGTCGTCGATAGTCCAGGCAGCGGGCCGAGTCGACGAAGTTTGAGTACGGAAGGAAGGTTTGCATTTCAGTTGTTCTCCGCTCGAATCCAGTGGGCAACGTGCTTCCAATCGACATGATCCAGCAAAGCCCGTGCCACAATCTGCTTGACGAAGTTCGGCATCTTGTCAACGTGCGGGTACAGGCTCACGAACAAGTTGTCGCGGAGAAAGTCAGCCAGCGCTTCGTCGTCCACGCCCGAAGTGACGCGAATAACTTCGTCTTTGCCACGGAGATTCAGGAGTGTCATTACGTCGCCCGTGAAACTATCTGTGCTTGGCATCATGCCCTGGCCTCCTTGTGTTTGAGTGTGTTTGAGTCAGACGGGGCTATTCACTGTCAGTGCAATCGCCGTGCCGCAGTTCGTCGAAGATCCGCTCGGCGTTCGCCGCGTACCACTCGGCCACCTTCTCGTAGATGTAGAAATAGATGGCCGCCATGCCGTTGTTCTCTCGCGGGTTCGTGCCGACGCCAGCGTTCTCATAGGCTTCCTCCAAGTCTTTGCCGTGCAGAAACCACGCGGCCTCGATGTCGGAAGTGTGAATCGGAACGCAGCCGTCCACGATCTCGTGAACCTCGCCGCTGTAGTCCAAGTCGTTTGACATACACGGGGTTTTGTCGGGCGAGTTGTCCTTGATGTAGTCGCGGAGCAGGTCGTCGGCTTGCTCGATGGCGCTCGCCACGCAATCCGGCAGAACGTCGTCGATCTCGGTGGTTCGCTTTGTCATTCCGGGGTCTCCTTTATTCGTGGTTCGTTCTGTGCTGAATGGACACAGTGCAAGAGTCGTGCCAATCGCTTCGCGTCTTTGCTACACCGGGGTCTTTGCTACACCGGGGTCTTTGCTACACCGGGGTCTATAGCGCTAGCGCTAGCGCTTGGGGCGCCGCCGGGCGGGCGGCGGGCCGGCCCGCCGGCCGGGCCGCCGCCGGGATCGCCGGCCGGGCCGCCGCCGGGATCGCCGGCCGGGCCGCCGCCGGGATCGCCGGCCGGGCCGCCAAATAAACTGCAGGCCGCCCCGCCGCCCCGCCGATGAAAAGGCTACCGGGCGACAGTCCGCCGCCCGGCCGGAGGGATCCGCCGTGATTCGTGACGCTCTATCTATTGGCATGGCCGCCGCCGCGCTGGCGCTGGCGATCGACGGCCGGCGCCCCGCCCCGTCGCCCGTCGCCCCGCCGTCGTGGCCGGCCGTCGCCCCGTCGCCCGTCGCCCCGCCGTCGTGGCCGGCCGTCGCCCCGTCGCCCGTCGCCCCGCCGTCGTGGCCGGCCGTCGCCCCGTCGCCCGGCCCCGTCCGCCGCGCCATGGCCGCCGCCGTCGACGCCGTCGACGGTTTTATCGTCCGCCGATAGGCTACCGGCGGTCAGATTCTCAAAAAACTAGGTGTCCAATTGCAAATTTCCCGGGCGCCCTTGCAACACTTGACCGTTGGGCATACATTTGGGCGACCGGCGAAAAGGCCGCCGGGCGACACTCAAAAGGGGAGACGACACCATGCCGGGTTTTGACGACGATTCCGCGATGGTCAACGAAGCGCTCGCCGCGCTGGCGGCCGAGTGGAGCGGAGAGTATTCGCCCACACTCGACGACTTCGATTCTCTGGCCCGCGCGATCGGCGAATAGGCGCCACGACGACACTCTCCCCGCCGGGCGACAGCGCCGCGCGGCGCGGCCCGGCCGGGGAGCGGTTTGATTGGTTTTTCTGGAGAGTAGCACCATGGCCCGTTTTGACGCTTGGAAAGTGGCTGAAGCGATCGTGTCCGTTGGCGAAGGGAATGTCCTTCTGTACGGCCCCCCCGGGACCGGCAAGACGTTCGCCGCGCAGGGCGGAACGGACTGTCCGAATATCACGATTACGCCAGAGACCCCGGCGGCCGAATTGCGCGGCCACTACGTCCCCCGGGGCGGCGAATTCCAGTGGCAGGATGGCCCCGTCGTCCGCGCCATGCGGGAGGGGCGGCGCGTCGTGCTGAATGAGGTAGACCACGCGGGCGGCGACGCGGTGTCCTTCCTGCTCGCCGCGCTGGACAATCGGGAGTCGTGCCGCGTGACGCTCCCCACCGGGGAGACCGTGACGCCGGCGCCCGGCTACCATGTCGTGGGGACCATGAACGGCGCGCCGTCGGATCTTATTCCGGCGCTCGCCGATCGGTTTTCCGCCCGGGTCGAGATTGTCGAACCGCACCCCGCCGCGCTCGAAGCGCTGCCGGAGAGGCTTCGCAATGCGGCGCGCGGCACCGTGACCGCGAACGGAGACGATCGTATCTCCCTCCGTTCGTGGTTGTGCTTCGCCCGGCTCGAAGCGCGGGTAGGCGAAGAATCGGCCGCCGTGGCCGCGTTCGGTCAGAACTGGAAAGCCGTGCTGGATTCTCTCCGCGTCGCGTCGTGATCGTCCCCCGTTGCCAGCCCGGGGCGGCCGCCGTGGCCGCCCCGGGCGACCGTCCGAAACACTCCACCCCCCCACAGTAAAGGTACCCCCGATGATCGCCCCACAGTCAAACCGCCCCGTTCCCGCCGCGATCGACGGCCGTGCATGGTCCGTTGACGGCGCTCCCGCCGATCTATTCGGCGCGACCGACACGAAGCGCGCCCGTCTTATCTGCCCGATCGGCGACAGCGCCACAGCGCGAATGGTCCGGAATCACGAACTGGCGCACGCCAGAATAACCCCCAGGGTCGACGCGGCGGCGCTTTGCAAGCGCCACAGTGTGACCATGGAAGCGCTTCAGTGGTCGGAAGATAGCCGAATCTCGACGTTCCTCCGCGAACGTGAATTGGTCGACGCCGGCGCGCTGACCGACGACGAAGCCGACGGGACCGCGAAAGTGCTGGCCCGGTCGGATCGTGCCGTGGCCGGCGCGTTTCTTGTTCACTGGGATCTACCAAACCAATTCATGCGGCTCCGCGACGCCTTTATCCGCGCTGGCGTGCTGGCCGATGATCTCGACGGGATCCTAGAGCGCCTGCAGGTGATTCGGGAGACCGCCGCCCGGGGCGCCAGCGGTGGCCGCCGTGGCCGCCGTCGCCCGTGGTCGAAAGTGTTCGCCGCCGTCGACGGCTTCAAGGTGTTCACGATCCCGCTGGCGCTGGCGTTCGATCGGGAATTCCCGGCCGACGCTCCCCGCCGGTCGGAAAACGAGCGGGCGACCGATCGGAAGGTGCGCGCCGTCAAGGGGCGCGGATTGTGGGGGACGCTGACCGACGTATTCAAGCCCCGGCTGTCGGCGACCGTCCGCCCCCGCCGGTCGCCCGGCCGGCGCTTCAGCGATTGCGGCGTGCTGCCGGCCGCCGTGCATAGGTTGCCGGTCGACGGCGCCGTGTTCACGACGAAGCGCCCGAAAAAGGGCGGGACCGTGTTGTGCGACGCCAGCGGTTCAATGGACTACGATGACGACGATATAGCCCGAATCATTCGAGAGGCGCCCGGGTCGACCGTGGCATTTTACGCCGGCGCCCACGGTGGCCAGAATCACGGGCGGATCGTGATAGGCGCGGCCGGCGGCCGGGCGGCGCCCGTGGCCGATATCATGCGGGCGCTCCCCGGCCAGCAAAATAAAGTCGACGGGCCGGCGCTGCGCTGGCTGGCCCGACAGCCGGCGCCGCGGTTCTGGATCTCTGACCAGGAAGTGGGCGGCGCCGGTGGGGACTTTGGTATCGGTGGAGTCTGCCACGACGAGTGCCTTCGGATATGCCGTGCCGCCGATATCCGAATCCTCCCCAATATCGGCGCGCTGAAGCGCTGACCGGCGACCGTCGACCAATCCGGCCAGCGCTGCCCCCGGGCGGCGCTGGCCGGCTGTTTTTCTGGCCATGGCCAGAATTCGACGCTCTAGGATTGCGCAGGAAGCCCGATCGGGGGGCGGGTCGACCCTAGATGCCCCCGGATTCTGTGGCCGGGTAGCCTGCTCGAAGCCCCGGCCTGCTCGAAGCCCCGGCCTGCTCGAAGCCCCGGCCTGCTCGAAGCCCCGGCCTGCTCGAAGCCCCGGCCTGCTCGAAGCCCCGGCCTGCTCGAAGCCCCGGCCTGCTCGAAGCCCCGGCCTGCTC